ATGAGCAATTCCACTTTGTCGACGATCGTACGCCATTTTTGAATATCTACAGCCTTCGAGTTGTCATCGACGGTGAAATATGTATAGCCGAGCATGTCACCGTTTCGTTCAAACCGAATGGTTGACATGGAATTACCTTTCACAAGTCCCTGTATAGTTTGTTTTTCGAGAGATTGTGAAAAGTTAGAATGCCTCTTAAAAGTCGACGTGAAAAAAGAAATTTCAGGTTCACCGATTATATGTTCATCTTGGGCACCTACAGCGATCAGTTGAACAATGCCAGAGGACATTTATAATACTGCGAGGTAAAATTTAAACCTCTTTTAACGGCCTGGAAGGTTTTTATTCTTGCACGTGAACTTAAAAATAAAATAGTTATCAAGTGTACCGGAAATCGGCTGACCTGTTTGATCGCGGATAATGATATTAAGTCTAGATATTTTACGAATGGGTGTTATGTACTGCTGAACAATCGGGTACTGATCCCTGAAATTAAATTTTCCGGCTCCATCATCTATGATGGTAGCGAACGCCCTGTTGAGAGTTGATAGAGACGATTGACCGTCTGGTTCATTCGTTGCACGTTGTGTAAATTGGGTGTCTAATTCTTGAACAGAAATGGAACACACGTTTGATTCTGACGTAGGCCTCACTTGAGCTGCGAGCAATCGAACCTGTACAACATTTTCAAGCTCCTGCTGAAGATGCACCGTGAATGTACTTTTATTCGACTGTCCGACCGTGTCCACGAGAACTGTATGATATTCTTGTTCGAGATCGGGAATTAAAGAATTCGATGTGACGAGAGCCATTTATAATAGCTTAGATTAAAACGCCACCGATTCCGTCGGAAATTTTATAGCTGGCAGCATCTCTCGCAAACTTTTGTCCGTCACATATACCGACATTATCAATTGTATAGGCATCGGAGGTTTTTCCCGAACCAGGAAGGCATTCGGTGTCACGCTTTAAGTCGAAAAGGGAACCACCCTGACCAGCCGACGTGATAGAAATCGTTTTGGGTTGATACATGCTCGTAGCTGGCATCATCAGGGATATGATAGTGAGAAGAACAAGAACACCTAAAATTACTTTGAGAGTCATACGATCAGTGTTATTGAGTTTCATTTATTATCTACTGACATTTTTTTTATAAAGTGCGTTAAAGAAAAAAGATTAGTTTCAATATAGATAGTAATGGACGGTGAGATTGTTATCGATAGAAATGATAATTCCGTCGTGAAACTCGATGAAAACGAGATGGCCATGTTGAATGAAATCCAGCTCGACTTCCCAAAGCCGCAGGTTATGCGCAGGTCTCCGGAAACTGTACAGAACACGAGGCAGGTTTCTCGTTCACAGCCTCAATACTATCCAGAAACTCAGGAAGATATCGATTCGTTCGCCAACCCTAATAAGACGTCTGCGCCATCGCCACCCCAACCTGAAGAGCCTATAGACTATGGGGAATATAGTGAAGAACCCCAGATGGGAAACGACGATATGGGTTACGGAGGCGGCGGTTTCGCTCCGGAAGAGGATTCTGAACAGCCGTCTCCGGGGTACAAAACGATTGACGAGGAAAAGGCTGACCTTGTAAACAAACTCGGGCGTTTGGAAAAGAAGGGGTTCGCTGTTAATAAACGCTTGAACGTATACTCTAACGTAGACGATTTGCGCACGGAGGTTAAACGTATCACGTACAGCATAGACGTTGATAAATCCGTAAAGTTTTCCAGGCGTATGCTCATCGCATGTGTCACCGGTCTTGAATTCATGAATAAAAGGTACAACCCCCTGGACATTCAACTCGAAGGTTGGTCAGAGAATATCATGGAAAATGTAGACGACTACGATGAAGTGTTTGAGGAATTGTACGTAAAGTACCGAACAAAGATGCACGTCGCGCCAGAGATTAAGCTGGTGATGATGCTCGGTGGAAGTGCGATGATGTTCCATCTCACGAATAGTATGTTCAAACAGGTCATACCCAACATGAATGATGTCATGAAACAGAACCCCGATCTCGTTCAGAATATGATGAGCGCGGTTCAGACGACGATGGCTAATGGTAAACAACCTTCCATTTCTGAGAATAGCGAGGGAAGTGGTGGTCGTCACGAAATGAAGGGACCCGGGCTCGACATTTCGAGCCTCATGGGAAACATCATGATGCCACCCCAACCCGCCATGAGTACTACGACACTTAACCCCCCGGCCCCCGAAGATGACGACGAAGATGATATATCGGACATCGTTTCCGTTCAGGGTGCGGAGACGGTCGAAGAGGAGAGTGAAGTGAAACAAGTGAAAATGCCCGCGACAAAGTCTAAGCGTGGCGGTGGGCGTAAGAAGAAGGTTGAAATTAATTTGTAAACATAGAATAAATGATAGGGTACAGTCCCATTGATTTTGATGATGACCCCCCGCCATCTTCTAATCAGAAGAAGATGGTCGATGTCGCGTCTAAGAAGAAACAGCAGGCGCCTGCTATCATGGAGGATTCCACGGAATGTAATTACGTGGTCATGTTCTTCATAGTAGGCGTGATTGCTCTCGCTGCGATGGACTCTGTTAAGAAGTAAGTATCATGAATGTACCACGTGACAACATCACGTGTTACATTTTATACGCGTGAATCTACATAATACCAGGTAACTAACACACGTTTCGTCCCACTGGTTACCGGATTTCCTTGATGAAGATAGCACCAGTTCGATGGGAATATGATTGCCTCTCCCTTTTTCGGTTTAAATGTTTTATGTGTAAACGCCGTTCCACCACCTTCAAAATCGTCTGTTAAATATAAAATGATTGAAATTTGTCTGTGATACTCACCCCTCGCCTGTAACGTTCCCTGATCGTGATGAAACCCGTAATGCTGCCCCTTCGTGTATTGAATTATCCGTATATCTTCTCGCCACGATGACGTGTCATTGGCTCCAGGTAGTGGGTGTTTATTATAACCTGAATGTATTTGGAGTATTTTTCTTTTATATTCATCGAGAGCTGCATTTAATTTCCCATGCACCGTTTTGGTAATAGCTTCGTTTTCAGGTAGAGTACATTCAGTACTCGTTCGACCCGAATCTATTTTTGTAACTTCACCGTTGAACGTTGTACTTCGAGTAAATGTAAGGTTTTTATCTGTATACGTATTCAAAGCATTTACTTCATCTTCATTGAGAACTGGAATGATTTGAATAAGATTATCCATGATTGTATAGATTGTACACTCTTTAAGCATCAAACAATTTTACATGTTACGAGAGCCGCTTTATATGCCCCATGATCAACAAGAGTGTATACAGGCTCTGTTATAGTTGTTTCTTCCCACACAATTTGACCATTTTCGTCGAGTACGTCAACCATTTCCTGAACCACAATTTGTGTATCGTGTTGTGGTATCTGTGTTTTTGATCTAGATTCGCTTATCATGAAATACGTTCGTTTTACACCCGGGAAGTATACCGCCTTTTCTTCTTCTGTGAGAAGATCATACGCGTCAACCGTGATTTCTGATAACTGTCTAGTCGATCTAACATCATCTGTGAGTGTATTATACTTACTCTCACTGATTTCTAAATCACCGTGATAATAAGTTATAGAAGCATATTCATCTTCTTTGAAATACATATCATTTTCGACTACACGTGTCTTAGACGATGGTACAGTTTCATACTTGTCGACACCTATTTGATATGATGTATCCTTCGTGTAATATGTTACGTTTGAAAGTTCACGTCTAGGAATTTTCTTGGGTCGGTGTATGGGTTCTGTAAAGTCACACGTTTGGGTAATCTTAGCAACTGTATAACTTCGAATAATATCATCACTCTGTTTCTGAACGTGACCTACTGCGACATTCGAGGTGGTTAAGAGATCTCCGGGTTCGAGAGGTCCATTTACATCCGTGACCCACACCCGCGTATCACCTTTAGTATCTATGAGTGTATCGTAGTCATTCGTATCAGTGACCTTACATGAAACAATACCGTACCACGACTTATCCATGGCTACATTACTGAGTGTCACGATGGGGGTTCCATCTGCTTTATGTGTATCTGTATTTGCACTCACGACAAACCCCGTAATTAATTGATTCCACGTGTTTGAAACGGTAGTCTTCGATCTTGGAAGTTCTGTGACAATTTCTTGAGTAGCTTTTACGAGGTATGGTATGAGTTGAATATAGTCAACCGACGCCACAGCATCTCCCCACGCAGAATAATCCGGATCTTGTGTGGGATCATCACTCGGTGGTGGTGTATAGTTATCAATATCACCAGCTTCGTCGGGTACGTTGACAATGTGTCGGAGTTCCGGGGCACTATAATAGATTTCTTGTGCCATGAGACCGGCCTCATACGTCCATTCTTGTTCTGGGTCGTTAATATCCAACTTTTGGCGTTTGAGGTATTCCTGTGGTTTCAATTTACAAAGACTGTTCGTGGCACTCGCGATGTAAGTTTCGTCGTGTTTGACACGATCATCAGATGAAGCACGGTATACTTCACCCGTACTGCTGTTATAGTACATTGTGCTTCCACTACCTGTCCGAACGCTATTTGTACTTACATAAAACGAATTGCCGGGTTGATTCGTTCTACCAGCATAACTCCCAATCGCGATTGCTTGAAATCCCTGATTATTTTGCCCGGCATATCTTCCTATAGCGATTGCTTCAAGTTGTTGACTGATATAACCAGCTACGCTACCTATGGCAATTCCATTATTTCTCTGACCATCTTGCCCCGCCGCCGATCCTATGGCAATACCATCACTGTATTGATCATACCTACCAGCTGTGTATCCTATTGCTACCGTGTAGTTTCCCTGGGTACTACCACCCGCGTGATTACCGATAGCAACAGCTCGCAAACCTTGGTCACTGTTACCGGCACGGCTTCCAATTGCAACAGAATCATATGATTGATTAGTTTGACCCGCATAATACCCTATAGCGGTCGAGCGTGTGTCCTGATTAGTCGCTCCCGACCCAGACCCGATAGCGACCGGGTTAGTAAATTCAGTACCACTACCCGGAGGACCCGGAGGACCCGTAGGACCCGGAGGACCACCAGCAGGACCAGGGGGGCCAGTGGAACCAGGGGGGCCGGCGGGGCCAGTGGGACCAGCAGGACCAGGGGGGCCAGCGGGACCAGCAGTACCAGGGGGACCCGTGGGACCGGGGACACTACTCACTGAACTGAGATCTGATATTTGCGAAGAATGGATCATACCAACACCCTCTGTTCCAACGTTATAGCCCGTGGTGAAAGCCAAGCCAGTCAGGTGGATTCTACCCAATTTATTCGTAATACGTATCGCCGAAAAGGAATCGAGAGCGGTCCCAATAAATGTGATTGTACTTCCGTCGTGTTGACCACCATGACTCGAGTTTTCAACAGCTTGACGAGTGTTAATCCTTTTTAGGAACACAAGAGCGCCATCGCTCCGAACGCCATGAATATCTGCGTACCCACCAGAACTCCAGCACAATTGTGAAATATAAGCCGATTTATGACCAGCCGGTATATTCCATTGTTTATAGCCCGGTGCGTCATTGTATGCATACGCGTTGTGTGTCACATTAAACTTGGGTACCCCCCAAGAAGTACTATTAGCTTGATTCCACGTTCCAGAAACTGCATTATGAGAAATTACATTTATTTCAGTAAATGAAGTACCCCCACCACCACCACTAAACAAAACCCCATTTTGGTATATATCACCCGTGAGGTTTATATCACCGTCTACTATAGCCCCACCACACACGTTTAATACGTCTGGGGGTGCCCCATTATTATATAAATCCTCGACAGTTGGAGTTTGACTTTTTTGGGAAAACCCTATATAAACTTTTAACATACCCACGTACGAGTTTCGTAAGGGGGTATTTTCATCACCTATTCGAAACCGGGCTTGTCCGCGCCAATAAGACGATACCCCCCCATATCCCTGGTAACCAACCGCAGTTACATTCGTATGAGACCCCATTAGAATATTATTTATCCATAATTGGGTATTAGCCGAAGTTGGTGCTACCTGTGAAGGGCTACTACCACTACCACCAGGCATAGAGAGAAGAACATGGTACCAAGTTCCAGCCGTGTATGGAGGTTGGCCAACCCACGAACAACTATAACTGGATGTACCGAGTGTACGCCACCCGAATGTTATTTCAAACCCGATCCCACTTATATAACCAAATCTAGTATTATCATTTGCCCAAATGACACCACTATTTGATGGGGTATCCATACGAATCCACAAACTTATACCCGTCCTTTGATTACCGTTATTACTCGCTTGCTGTTGTATACAATCTACATAAGCTGCCCCCGCTGAAGACGAAAAATAAAACGCTTTCTCCTTTTTATGAAGCGAAACATTGCCATGTAACGTCCCATAATCTATTCTTAACCTTGTCTGAATATCACCACGTGTCTGTTTAACAGGTATCATCGTTACTCGGTTCGGGGTAGTAGAGACATCTAAAATATCGTAATTACGTGTATCAAACCCTAAGTCGGGTGGTTCTCGGCCATACCCCTTTGTTTGTGCAGCGTCAATGTTAGATATCATTAAACTACTCGCAACGAAACAATCATTATTCACATCGAGACCCGCCTTACCATAAAACGTCCCAGCATCCGTCAAGTACCCGTTAAGAGCCTGACCATAATTACCGTTATTATATAAAGAGGTGGGTCGTTTCAAATTTGGAGAAACCACTACATTGAGTCTATTGTCTAACCCGAAATTCGACATTAGACGGGTATATTTATCATACTCGAAACTTTCGTACCAGTCTATATTATTTACCCAATCATAACTTGTTGTATATCCCGTCAATGAATCTTTTCTAGCATCTACAGACCCATTTGGTTGACTACTATTTCCAAGAATAACTTCACCGGAAATTACACGGACTGCATCTATTCCTTGCTTTCCTGAAAGTTTACTTATTAATAATTCAGATCGTCCAGTACGCGCGCCACTACTATCCGTAAGTCCGTCTGGGCTTTCTTCATACAGTCTATTTTCGATTGCGGTAAGTTCGTACGAAGCGTCACCATAAAATCCCCCAAATTCAATGGTTTTAGTACCCTTTGTACTTGTAGAGTTTTGTGCAGGATCATTCGACCCTACATAAAGCTTGTTCGCGGCCACGTATCCTTCAAATAAACTGTTTCCCAAAAACTGCTGCGTTAACGTAACGTGTTGCGCGTAAATGTTACCATATAAGGGGGAAGATACGAATGTATTTTTACCGCTAGTGAGTGTAACTTGTACATTATCAAAACCGGGGTTATAAAGCGCAGTTGGATATGACGCACCGTTTAGATATATAGTAGGTGATGCTTCCCACCATGAATCACCGTTCCATTCAAGAATAGAAACCGCAGAAGTTTCCAAGGTAAGTCTAGTAGATAGATAGTGTGTACTTTCAGTTACACCCGATGTAGTTATAGCTATACGATTCCCCGAATAATCTAACGATATACTGTTACCAAATTCTTCTCGTCTTTGACTACCATATAATGTTGCTTCAAGAACCCATGTATCATTGAATGTATCATAGCTATACGTCTCTACCGAACCAGTCTGTGAAGAATATGTAAGATACCGATTCACACCAGATTGCCCGGGTGACGATATAGCTAATCGTATATCCGCGTCATATGACGATGTTTGAGACTTTCTAACAATATCTACATCCCACCCACAACGCGCCCACCCCCAACCCCGATCATCATCACCAATCGGTTTTGTCGTGAGCGTCCATTTATTTACACCTCGTATTAAACCTCCTAATTGAAACGCGTTTCCCTGCCACGTGGCAGCGTCCCCACGCGTGTATACACGCGCCCAACCGGGCATTCCATTTGGTGAAAAATTACTGGTTGGTGGTTCTACATTATAATTCGTGGTGTACGTGTATCCCGAATACCATATTGTTGTGGATAGTTTATTCTCATATGAGCCAGACGTTAGATTTGTGTTTGTCGAATCGAATGTCCATATATTTGATGTCCCGGGAGCACCGGCTATGATATGCTCGCCGTCATACGTCATCGCAACCGAATGACCATAACGATTCAGGTTGTTATTGACTATTAGATTCGTCGTCTCGTCTATGGGAACTAATGCATCTACATCAGTTGACGTGTCTGAAAACGTTTGTGTCCATGAGTTATTGATTAACTCGTATACGTAAATAATAGATCCACCAACTGCTGAACCTGGGGCGCCTACCCCTATAGTATCACTGGAACTTCGAGCTATACTAACAGAAAATCCAAACTCTACACCAGGTGTAGTACTGCCAGTTATCACGTTACTATTATACGACCAGGCGCCGGTAGATGGATTTTTATCATAAATATACATCTTGTTATCACCAGGTGAACCAACGACCAATCTGTCCCCGTCCCAATTAATACTCACTGAATATCCAAACAGTGAAGTACTTGTTCCTGGATTGGATAACACAACTGGTGACGTCCAACTACCAGATGTTGATATATATTCGTATATTCGCACCTCGTTAGCGCGATCTGGTCGACCAACTACGAGTATACTATCATCAAAACTACAACTCATAGAAACCGGTTCTTTCTGGGATACGAGTCGGCGGTATTTATTGTATGTCGAACTTTGTGTTGGGTCGTATTGATACCCATATTGATCATATTCTATAGTGGGTAGTTTTCGTACGCCTTCATATTGATAATAAAACGGTCCACCCGGGAACTCACTCATTTAAATGTACTTACATTTAAATTGTTACACTTTTCGTCGGTCGCTCGGCAGTAACTTCAACCTCCCTGACAAATAATTGTGTAGCTGTAATCTTAAACGTGTCTATGGCGTCAACCACTTTTAAGTTCCTGGAAATGTACACATTTCCAGTTACTTGTAGTTTATCATTTAGCGTATCGTGAACGTGCACGTTTGACCCAACCTGTAACGTAGCCGTCGGCGTTTCCGCACCTAAACCTATACCAACGTTACCTGCGGTATAATACAGTTTTCCGTTAGACTCTTGCCAGAGGGAACTTATTGGTGCGTTAACCCATGCGGGAGTATTTCCGGATACAGCGAGTATCTGACCAGACCCACCTATTCCGAGATTTGTGAGTGAATTTGTACCGGAAGCATAAATAATATCACCCGTAGTAAATCCGGTGATACCTCCCGAACTATCGACAATTTTATTATCTTCGATTGTCTGGATTCGAGCTGCGTTAGATGACATGTCAATTTCGAGATTTCCAATACGTGTAACATTCGACGCCAAGTTAGACCAGATGTTTATATTAGAAGCCTCGAGATTCGAAACGCGTAGAGCGTTAGATGCCATATCGCTACTTAAAGCGACGCCGCTTAGAGTTGTACCGTCACCATAAAACTTTTGAGCTGTCACATTTCCCGTGACAAGTACATTACCACTCGCGCTTAAAGATGTCATAGTGTTTAAAAATTGTATCGATTGGTCTGTAGTGGGTCCATTTACGGTGACTTGTTGTAAGTTACCCACTTGTCCACCGGTAAGAGTGATCGCTTGCCATCCCAGTACTCCGGGTGCGGTTACTGTTAACACGTGACCGGTCGTGTCGCCTATAGTCAAATTATTAGCATCTATATTTTCATCTGCATATATGATGTCACCTTGTGCTTCGAGTATAGAACTTAAGTCCGCACCGCTACCACTCGAATATTTTTGTGTGGCCCTACCGACTGAACACCTGGTCATCTTATATATGTACGAGACATTTTCCACTTGGAAAATCCTCTGGTTCGTTCTTTTGGTCTGGAATGTTAAATCCACCCTGTTTATACACGCGCAATCTCTTATTATACATCGCGTAGAAAACAGACCAATGATCCAAAATATCATAGATGTGTGGGTTATTCTTCTTTCCCACCGTCTCTCTCATGATACGTCCGATGGATTGAACGATATCCGATTTGGGTGTCGCGAGAATAACTGTGTCAAGACTTGGAATGTCAAGACCTTCATGTGCTTGACTGAAAGTTGCAAATATGATTTGTTTTTTACTGGATTCTGCGAGATCGACCTCTTTCATTCCACCCATGTATAATCCTGAAGTTGTTTTAAATTTAGAATGAAGATATTCACAATGAAATCGTCGGTCACTTAAAACTAAAATTTGTCTTGTCGTTTTTGTGAGTTTTTTCACAGTCGCTAATATGAGATGATTCCGTTCAGGTATTTCTGTCAATTCTGTGATCATCGTCGCTAGTGATAATTTCCCGAAACGCGTACACGGCGGTGGATCTTCGTAACGTTTACACGAAAATTCGAGTGGGTATACGTTCACCTGTGCCTGATTTTCACGTTCGACTGCAAAAAATGTAGGACCCATGAACCAGTGCAATACCTTCGTGAGTCCATCTTTACGGTTAGGTGTAGCTGATAGGCCGAATGTATGTTTCGGGCACAGTTTAAATAGTGATTGAGAAAATACCTTCGCACAGATATGATGCGCCTCGTCAACTATGAGAGTTCCAATACTGTCAAAGTCTTCGTATGAATACTCTTTAAGAGAGAGTGATTGAAGCATGGCGATCACAAAATCGCAGTTCGTCTCCTTTTTATTCTGCTGTACGACACCGATCGTCGCACCCGGGCAAAATTGTTGAATACGTTCCTTCCATTGATTTGCCAAAAATTCTTTGTGGACGACAATCATTGTTCTGTAACCGAGTTTACATGCGATAGCTAACGATACAGTCGTTTTCCCAAACCCACATGGAAGTGATAAGATACCATGTCCAGCTTCGATAGCTTTTGAAAGCGCTACATTTTGAAACGTTTCATCTCGTAATTTCCCCTTGAAAGGTATTTTCATTTTTTGAGGTTCGGGTCTCGTATCCTTTTCAGGAATTCCGAATCGTTCTTCTGCGTAAAATCTCGGTACACATAGACCCGTTTTCGCTTTTCGGAATACTTTGAATGACGGGGGTGCTACTCCAAAATCTGTGTTAACGATAGGGCGGACCGTTAACGCATTTTTCGTCTCTTGCGTATCTGGTACTATGTATCCAGATCTCGTGAGAGTCATGTAGTACTAGAGTTTAATAACTTTATATATGTCATTTTCCACGTGTACCCACTATATTCACCTACAAACCATCGTCCCATAAATAATATATCTAACTTGACCACGTCCCCTCGCTTAAGAGATTGAACCGGTGCACCTTCGAATTTACACATGACACGGTTGTATCTATAAGGTACTTTTACAGTGAGGACATTTCCAATAAGTGGATCATCTTTATGTTTTGTGTCTAAAGTATTTTTAGATTGCATGTATTTAACACGGCGAGTAACCACTTCATCTAACGTGACACGCAGGTAATATTTACCGTTATGTTCAAACATTGGTTCATAAACCGTTCCATCGATAATCATCGCATATATATCATTAGTAGAATTAAAACTATAAGCACGATTAAAATGTCTGTGATCAATATCGGTTTTAGTGGTCCCCTCGTTTTGAATTTTTGTTTACAAAAAGATCGACCAACTTCGATAGCAGCTTCTATACTCGAATATGGTGTGTGCCTCTCGGACATCATACCACATAAGGCTACATCTCTAGATTTACCGAAAAATGGGACTTGACCATTTACGCTGAGAACACCCGAAGACTGTGTAAATTCCCATTTACGACCACTCCAGTGTGACCCCCACGCGACGCGGATATCGTTAGGTACTCGAATTCCTAATTTAGATAATTGTTTAACGACTTCTATTTTTAATTTTTCGGGTGGTGTGGTTAGAATTTCTTCAGATAAGTTACACATCACGCACGCGACAGTATTACTTCCTTCTAGTTTCTCCGGTATGAGATTCCATTTTGTATTCATGGCGACATGGTGTTCCTTTGGGAGAACGATCGGTGTATCGTAATCTAGCATGAGTGTCAAACTACCGTAGGTGCTCGTAAACATCTTGTTACGAGCACCTTCCCAATTATTCTCGATTAACTTAAGAGCACTTGAATTGTCTAAACACAAAACTAACATACCGTCGTTTATGATAGTTCCGTCGTTAAACGTACCAACATATCCTTTATCATAATATTCAATTTTTTTCATTGTCTTATTTCCGATAAATTTCACACCGCCTTTTTTTAGCGCTCGGAACATAGCTTCATTCATCTTAGTACCAGACCCACGCTGTGTATACATTTCAGATAATCCTATATGATTCGCGTTTTGAATGAATTCATACGCAGTCATGACGTCCCACCCAACACCGTCCATCACATAAGTGATTGTTGTGACGAAATTCTTACCATGCGGTGAAAGTTCACCAATACTATCCTTGACGGTTTTGCGTTTGTATTTTTCTGGAAACAGTAAAACACGTGACGCCAGGGAGGCTAATGACATGTAATCTTTTAATTTTAAACGCCCACCCTCCATATCTACGTATTCGTGGTTTTCGGGCACAAACATGTCGTCCCACGAGATACCCATTTCTGAAAATAAATTCTGCGTGTTTACGAACGCTTTATCGAATAGGGCTCTGTGCGCGTGTACGTCACGCCTTTTACCATCCGGTTCCCACCAGGACCCCCCGATAGACGGTTTTTTATCATACATAATAATTTCATGGTCTGTAAATCTAGAAAGTTCCCAGGCGATTGAAATACCCGTGGGACCCGAACCTATTATATGTATTTTCATATTAATTTAAAACAATATTATAATGTAGAAATGGCACTATGTATAGGAAACGTGTCAATCCCAACTTCCAGGAAGTTGAAAACATGGAAGTTTGCCGGTAAGTTCTTATGGAAAAACGCCACTGTACAAAATAAATCTGAATTGGGTCGTTGGACGAAGGGGGAACTCCTGGAACTTGGACCAACATTTGTAAAATTAGGTCAAATCGCATCGACGAGAGGGGATCTCTATCCACCAGAATTTACAAAAGAGTTGGAATCATTACAAGATGACGTCCCTCCCGTGGAACTCGATACCAATGTAAATTATGATATTTTCAATGAATTCGACCCTGTACCATTTAAATCTGCGAGTATCGGCCAGGTCCACATGGCTGTACTTCAAAACGGTCAAAAAGTTGTTGTAAAATTAAAGCGCCCGGGGATCCTGGATATCATGAAAGAGGATACCGATACCATACGCGACATTGTACACTTTTTAGAACGCATGGGTATCGACACAGGGAACAGTTCTGGTTCAGTTCTTGATGAGTCCATCGAGTATTTATTGGGGGAGGCGGATTACCAACAGGAAATTAACAACGCCATAAAGTTCAAGAAGAGTATGAAGGATGTGGATTGGGTGAAAGTTCCAAAGGTCTACAAAAAATATTCCAACGATGAGATGATTGTCATGGAATACGTACCCTCCACCAAACTGACTGAAATCACAGATCCCAAAGTAAACAAGAAGAAGATTTGTGAAGCGCTGATCAATTCGTATGTTATTCAAACTATGGACAACGGTCTCTTCCACGCGGACCCACACCCCGGGAACTTGGGATTCTCAACCAGGGGGAAACTTGTATTTTATGATTTTGGATTACTCGTACCAATATCGGAAGAACTCCGAGATGGGTTCACTAAACTCTTCGGTTTCATAATCATGAGGGACACTGCCGGTATAGTCGACACCCTGGTCAAGTTGGGTGTGATCGTTCCAACATCTTCAGATGTTTCGGACATAGAACTCTTCTTCGAAACTATTTTAGGATACTTGGAAACACTGGACGGTTCTGGAATCGTAAATGATGATCTGGCCGCACAGCTCGCTATGGAAAAACCATTCGTCGTACCCAGCAGTTTTGTGTACCTCGCCAAAGCCTTCTCCACTATAGAGGGTATATGTCTCAAACTTGATCCAGACTTCAACTATTTCACATACCTGGAACCCCTCATCCAACAACAAATAATAGAGTCTGTGGATGTTGGTGACATATTCATGAAGACGACGGAAATACCTGGGACAATCAGTAAGATAAATACAGCCGTGTCAGGTCTTCAGAAGTCGAGAGGGTCTATGAAACGATCGATGGTCAAAACACAACAGGAAATTAGGCTCGTCCAATACAGCGTGGTGTGCGCTCTATTGGCTGAGAGATTCGGCGACAATCCACCCCTAGCGATGTTTTTTGTTTTGTGTACCCTGTGGTTTACTTTTCGTAAAAGTCGATAGACTTCTTACCACTCTTGGTGGGCTTGTCAGTCTTCTTGATTAACTTGTTGTGCTCCTCAAAGTACCCCTTCAGACGACGCTGTTCATCACGGAAAATATCAGAGAACTTCTCCTTAATCTTTTCCACGTCAGTGTCACGTTCCTTTTGGATCTTCTTACTCAATCTCTTGAAACCCTTATTTTTTTTGTTAGCGGCGAATACCGTGAACGTGTTTGTAACGGCAAGCATTTACTTTGTATCGACATTTAAATTTTTAAGTTTCTTCAGTCTGGCGACACGTCTGGGCTGACGAGCCTCTTCCATCTTCGCGGCTAGTGTGTCTCTGTAGTTAAGTGCTAATTCGTCTTTTGATTTGGTATGTTCAATCACCTGAACATACCCTAATTTACGGGCAAGCACGGGACGTCTGGACAATTCAAAGAGGCACAAGGCCGGGGTGGGGTGGATAGCGCACATATTGTTCATCTTATAAGGTACTCATTCTGGGGATTTTATTTTTAAGCGCTTCAACTTTTCCTTAAATTCTCTAAGCTCTCCCGGGGACTCAATCTGTTTCCCACCAGCGATAGCCTCAATCTCGGGACCCGTGAGCTGCATCGCATTCACCCTGAAGTCCATGAACGCCTCCATCGTGATGGGGACGAGGGGCTTCACCAATTCAAAGATGGCTGTGGCATAATCCCGAATCTCCTTCTGAGCATGGTCGTCCATTCGAAGGTGGAGGTAATGAAGGAGGTTGTGAAGGTTAATTTTCCAGTAAAATTCGGTATAAGTAGACTGTGGGAGGGTACCACGAGCCTGTTCACGACAACACCCATTTTCCAAGAGTTCATCGTAGACGTCGAACGATGTACTCAACTGATGAGACACCTTGTCGTCTAGGTTTCCCCCAAGTTCTACGACACCCTCAGAACCCTGATGATTCACTTCGGATTGTCCACGATACGTATCCGGTTCATAATACTCTCTGGGAACCACTGAGTACCGAGCAGACAACTCATTTACGCTGGCGGTGCGGTGACGAAGGTGTTGTCGAGCGATGTATATGGGCATCTTGATGTGAAATTTGAAGTCGACCATTTCAAAAGGGGTTGTGTGCCAATGGCGTAGGAGGTAACGAATGAGACCACGGTCTCCACGAGAGGTTTTGGTACCGTCACCGTAGGAGACTCGAGCTGACTGGACGATGGACGAATCCAAGTCTTTCTGAGGCATGTGATCCACGAGACGAACGAATCCATGATCGAGAACCTTTTGCATTATAAATGTACATGGCTTCAAATCTTTAATGGTATATAAAAGGTATATCCCAAGTGTATATAATGGAGCCATTATTAGATACTTGGATCACGGTCCAAGATGAAACTAAAAAGTTTAACGTACCATATTTCTCGTATCGTATATGTTGTAATCAAAAAATTAATGGCGAACTCTCTCTGTTAAGGTCTATAGTCAAGAACGTACCCAATGCGACGATTTTCGATGTTGGTGCGACCGGATCACAAATACCAAATGAAATCGACTCAGATACATCAGTTCATTTGTTCGACCCCGCATTCAAACCGTCCGGAAACGCTTTTGTCGATGATACGACGTATGTTATGTATAAAGAACACGTTAATTATGACGTACCAAATGTGCATGTGAATAAATATGGGTTAAATGATACGGATAAAACAATTAACGACTACTGCAAACAACGTAACATAAAACACATCGATTTTTTGAAAATTGATACAGATGGTCACGATTTACCAGTATTAAATGGACTCGGTGACATTGATGTAGATATGATTCAATTTGAATATGATAATTTTTATAGAAAAGAAGGTTTGGATATACAAGAAGTATTCAAGAAATTGGACGGGTGGTATTTTTTTTATATTCTACCATCTGGTTTAGTACCTATAACTAAAATGCGTGACGATTATATTTACACGAACATCTTTGCTTCCAAAGAATTTCCAGAAAAAGTTTTGAGAGACTATGTCCCACTACTCATTGATACTACTGTAGTCACGAAGCATGTAGGTGAATTTATGTGTGAGATGTTTTGGGAAATGAAGGGCGTTACACCTGACATGTTTAAATCACAGTGTTGTATACCAAATGAAAACGAAGATAAGATTGATGAAAATTGGAATTTAGAGAATGCATTGCATAAATATCACGGATTATATTCTATATGAAATAATAAAATGATGATAGTTATATTGTTAATATTTTTACTTGTATTTTATTTCTTTTATACACGGAAGAAAAATGTATACACACTAAAAAATGTTTTATCGAAATCTGAATGTGAAAAATTCATTTCCATGGCAAAAAAAATTGAATTTCTCACGACACCGGATCCAGTAGATAATGAACCCGTATACCAGATTGAAATTTTAGATCCAGACAAATCTGTCAATCACCCCGAATTATATTTCAAGTGTTTAGAGTTATACAAAAGACATTTACCTAAACAGAAAGGTGATCTAAATTATATATTTTTAAAGCGCTACGCGCCCGGTGAAAGAACTAATATACCCATGCATGTAGATTTGTCAAAGTCGACTATAAACATACTGCTATCTAACCCCAACGATTACAAAGGGGGTGAATTTTACTTGTTTGAAGATCCAAAGGATTCGCGTGTTAAACAGGTACACAGTGTATCTACCATAAAAAAGCAGCATGAAATGTTGAAAAATATGGAAGATCTACCGGTCGTGTATATGAAGCAGGGTGACATGATAAATTATCAAGGGCGTATTTATGATCATGGCGTTTTACCCATCACGTCGGGAGTCCGTTACGTACTTACATTCTTTTTTGATCACATATAAATTCGTCTAACGTTTTGTAATATCTTTTCAAATCTTTCATGAACCGTTTATTATTTTCAAGGTATTCACATTCCGGTTTATTTTTTAGAATCCATGCGAGATTTGATAAAGAATATCTTGTATTCTTTTGATTTTCATTCGGTTTTCTAGGTACAATCTTTTTGTTCGCCTTTACTTTCTGTTTAGGCTCGATACGTTTCGTAAAGCTTATCGCTTGCATGACAGTGTCGGCGAGATCATCTTTTTTCTTAGATGCATCGAAAATGGGTAACCAATGGGCATTGTTTTCATTCGCTTCAATGAATGCTCTGCATCGTTCGATAGAAACCTTTTTTCGTTTCATATACTGCGCTTTACCGGGACCTGATACGTCAGGAATTTTAAACCGCGCGTCGTAAATAATCGTTTCAGCATTTGGTGCTCGAATTACGAAATACGCGTGTAGAAAATGTTCGACCATCTTCATTTTTTTATTCTTATCGGGTTGCTTTTCGATAAGAATGGTATCAGATGTGAGCACCCATGGGCGTTCATCTAAGTGTTTCCTCAAAGAAACGAATAAACCATCTTTATGTTCGGGGGGTACACCCGATACGTCCCATTCAGTGACAAGATTCGACGCTTCATCGAACTGACACATAGCGAGATTCCTGATACCAACGTCAATGCTGAGTATCATCTACATACATAAAGATAATATACCTTTAACTACATTTGTTTAAAACATCATTTTGAAAACTAATGGGCCGAATAATATGAGGAATAAAATAACACCCGCGATTATCATTCTCTTTTTACCTTCCGGTCCAGCGAATGGGTTGAGAGTTTCGTTTATTTTTTTAAATACGTCTCCGGCAGCGTCCGCACCCCGAGATAAAATACTAGAACCTGGTATCTCAGATTGGTGCTTCTCTTTACATTTATCCGTGCAATATTTACCACAGTCGGAGACCTTGTCATTACAGAGTGGTTGATCTTCAGGTGTCTTAGGATCTGCTTTTTTCAGCTCCGCTAAGGTTTTGTATTTTAACTTATCTTTAGTCAAATCACCATAAACCATCTGGTCGTAGTTGCTCGGTAAGCACGCGGTCGTACACCCCTGAACAGCTTCACTCTCCTTCGACAGTTTCTTATCTATGTACATGACACCACCCACCAAGCCAGCGGCGGCGAGTAGCGGTGCAGCCTTTTTGGCACCCTTTCCAAGTTTACTCGATTTTTTACCAGCCTTGGCCAGGTCACCCGCCGAATCAGCGTTTTTACCAACCTTTTTACCAGCCTTGGCCAGGTCACCCGCCGAATCTGCGTTCTTACCAGCTTTCTTACCAAGTTTTCCTAAATCTCCCGCAGAGCCGGCGGCTTTTTTAGCGGATTTGGCAGCGGCGGCAGCGGCTTCACCAGCCGATTTACCAGCAGCCTTAGCAGCCTTAGCAGCGGCGGCAGCGGCAGCACCGGCCGCACCTTTAGCAGCTTTGGCCGCAGAGGCAGCGGCGGCGGCGGCAGCAGCACCGGCACCCCCAGCACCTTTTGCAAATTTAGCGGCACTTTTAGCCATATTTTATAATATATCAAGATTTAATTTTTGTTGCACAGTGCACCGTCATCGCGGTACCCTGGGGGGCATTTCGACCAGCAGACACCACCAACGTTTTTGTACCCTGTTGGACACGATTGACGTTTCCATAAGTTTTTTCTGATACCCGGCCCACCCTTGGGGTGGCAAAGGGCGCCGATATCTTTGTATCCCGAAGGACACTTCGACCAGCAGATACCAGCAATATTTTTCTGCCCTGGTGGGCAATAATAACGCTTAAACAAATCTACCTTGATACCCGGCCCACCCTTGGGGTGGCAGAGAGCACCGATATCTTTGTATCCCGATGGACACGAAGTCCAGCAGACACCAGCGACATTTCTCTGCCCTGGTGGGCAATAGTAACGTTTGAACACGTCGACTTTAATACCCGGTCCACCCGGGGGGTGGCAGAGAGCACCGATATCTTTGTATCCTGATGGACACGAAGTCCAGCAGACACCAGCGACATTTCTCTGCCCTGGTGGGCAATAGTAACGTTTGAACACGTCGACTTTAATACCGGCACCACTCTTAGGGTGACACATAGGTCCGACACCCCTGTACCCCGGTGGACATCGCTTGTAACACAACCCAGAGCTATTTTCGGGGCGGCTGCTTGGGCAATATGATTTAATTTTAGAACATTTAATTTTAGAACACTTCCCCCAATTTTTACAGCCACCACCGGTACATTTTCCACCCCTTGTTTTCGGAATTGTACCAGCACCTCGCCCCTTTGCATCTAACCAGCAGCTCGTACCATCATCACGCATGCCGGGTGGGCACCGCTTTTTCTTCGCCGGGCTCGATTTTTTCGGGAGTGTATCTTTCCAGCAGCTCGTTTTATCGTCGCGCATACCGGGTGGACACGGCTTTTTCTTCGCCGGGCTCGATTTTTTCGGGAGTGTATCTTTCCAGCAGCTCGTTTTATCGTCGCGCATACCAGGTGGACACGGCTTTTTCTTCGCCGGTCTTGATTTTTTCGGGAGTGTATCTACCCAGCAGCTCGTACCATCATCGCGCATACCGGGTGGACACGGAATCTTTTTCGCCGGCTTCGTTTTTTTGGCTTTCGTTTCGTTTATTTCCTTTATGAGTCTTTTAACAGATGCCGTGCCGAGACCCGTTGGGTCGACCGTCGTTTTCCATACAGCAAGCGCGACCTTTTTAGGGTCACCCGAAGCAAACGCAGCCTTGCGATCTTCCCATTCTCGGACAGATGCGCGAGTAACCGTCGGCCCCAAAATCATTTCCGCTGCAGCCTGCCCGGGTCTGAGTTTACAGTTATTATTTTTAAATTCCATACCGTATCGTATGCAGAACTTTTTAGTGAAATCGCATATACCAGTTTCCATATTGAATTTCACCCCTAGCTTACGGGGGTCTACAGCGTCTGATATACCCTTTATTTGACGACGCTTTTCGCAAAACGTTACTACGATACCATACCCACAGCCAAGTACAGCCTTCTGAGGTAATTTTTTGGGTATCATATTCGGTTTATCATTCGTACCCGGATTGGCGACATCGAGAACATAATACGTGTCTGTGTACAACGCTGCTGTGGGGTCGACGTAATCTACAGCCTTTTTAGGTGGTTTAAATATATCGTTATTTTTGAACCAAGTTGGGCGCTGTTTAGTGTTCCATTCCTGAGCGGCTTCTCTCGAAAGTGAAATACCTATACGAGAACTCGTACTCATGAAGTCGTAGAGTTGGATATCATTTTTCTTGGAACCTAAAAGTTCCTGCATTTTCGTGAAAATGACGAGATCACGTTCTTTGTGGTACTTCGCAATAGTTTTGACGGTGAAATCGGTTATTTGACTGGGTAATTGTTCTTCTGGATTTTCTACCGCCTTTACTAAGAAACCGTCCCAGATTGCTTTCATATCGGGTGTATTTTGTATTTCTTTCATGACGAATTTGTTAAACATTTCACCACCCATGAAATTTTGTGCAGCCTCGAACTCGCTTGGGTATATCTCGGCGAGTGGGAATAACATGGGATAATCTTGTCCCGCATCCTGTAACGACTTCCACATCGAGAAATCAATCATTTTACGCATATTTTCAATTACGTCGTTAGATGTGTAGGAGTTGTAACCATCTACATCGAGGAGATCTAATGTCAACGAAATCGCGTCAAACGCCATCATGACAGCACTGACTATCCACCCGGCCGGCCCCGAGCCCGCGAGTGCGGCGTGTTTCGCCCCCACGGCGGCTAATTTTGCAGCAAGTTTGGGTGCGAGTTTGGCCAATAGTTTCGCTGCCAGTTTCGCACCTAATCTCGCAAATTTCGGACCTTTCAATATCATTTTCTCTATGATTTCGCCGGCTATGGCACCCACTATGATCTCTGTACCGATCGTCTTAGCCATAGCTATTTTCACGTCGGTCGAACTTGGCTTTTTACCATCTTTAAGGTCACAACAACCTGTTTCGACGTTAAGAATAAATTTTTCGCCGCAGCCTACGTTGGGGGCAGGCTTTATAGCGCACTTAAGATTTGATTCCTGTATTTTTTTCATTTCAGTATCAAGTTCTTTTTTGACTTCTTTCGGTGAAGATATACCCGCTTTATCAAGTTTATCAGCTTTTTCAGCCACAGAATCGGATACGTCCTTCTTAATATCTTTTTCCGATTTTTGTGCATCGGCGACAAGATCTGCGCGCTCTTTATCTGTCGTTACCAAACTGGTAACGACCGGGCGCACCACACGACCTTTTATTACAAGATAACCCACCAATCCAACTATGAATAATAAGATACTCACAATAATCATCTCTTAATATAAGAAATATAAAAAAACTTAAAGGTAATTTCACGATTGTATGACATGTGGTGTTGGTGGTGTTGTCATACATTCGACACGACACCTTTACAAATCCCCACAAGATATGACCAACGGCGCGACAAATTTACAACATGTGGAAAATTTTGTTCCTGGAGTTGTATGAAAACGTATGCAGTCGACAAGTATGGCCTGAGTCGAGGTGGAATAATAATAGGAAATATGACGTTGATGCGAAAGAGGATGTATGGTAAAGTTGGTCGTATCACCCCGGCTCTCAGTCGTCTACATCTAAAAGAATTCGGTGGTACGATGGATATAGATGAATTTAGGACTAATACCCTAGTAGACGATACAGAACCGAAACAAGTTCCGACAGTCCCCGAGCCCGAAATAGTTATCAAACCCGTACTAAACACGTCTAAGATGTATGAAATCAAGGGTGCGTCTGGTACGAATGAGGCGTTACGTCTCAAACGAGCGAAGCCCCTGAAGAGGGACCAAAATAATCTAGAATCTGTATTGGGGCTTGTTATCAAGCAGAAGCCATAGAACAATTATCACATATATGTCCAGGGTATACAAACGAACAAATATCACATTCGTTTAACGTTTTGATATTTCTTCGCTGTAATTTATTCTGCGAAAACATGACCAGGTCCTGAACAGTATAAATACCATATCGTACCATCGTTTCAAGTGAAGGGAACTTCATTATTATTTTAAACAACCACAACCCTTATTTACCTTTAGCATTAGGGCAAAACTATCGATCATGGGTGGAACCATTGCCTTCAATATTTTTTCAAATTCAGTATCCTCATCTCCTTCGTCGATCTTTTCGATCATCATGTGAATGAGATCTAAAACGAGTTCCTTCTTCTCTGGGCCCGTAAGTCTTTTGAGACTTTTGACTTCCATGACAAGGGACCCAACAAGTACCGGGATATTCTCGCGAGTAATCCCCGACTTTGTATATTTATTAACTAACATCGTTAGACGGTCTGTGAAGGGTTTAGTGTTGGTAGTGTCGGTGACATACGCCTTCAAAATGACATCCATTTATATATTGTAATATTAAATTCTCTAAATATATAAATGAAGGTGATTACCACTAATGATGCATTAGCGGGTCTGGCATTGTCACTCGGTGTAACTCAGATGGCAATGAGTATGAAATGGGTGTATGAGAAAGATGATGTGAGTGCATTTTCGATTCCATATCTCACAGCTGGTATAGTAGCTAGTGTGTTATGGCTGACTGTACAATATAGAACAGGTGCGAACTATTCATCGATATATACATCGATGGCTTTACTTTCACAATTGTATATCTTACACCGAGTCGTATCCAAACTTAAGACTAAACGGGATACACAGTGAAGAATATGAACTTTCTCTTCCATCGTCATGCGCCCAACCCGATGTATGACATGTAAAATAAGAATACATGTGATATACACGGCTTCGTGAGGTTCCATATTAAGGGCGAGCATTTGTATTCGTCAAATTTGTCGCTGAAGCATTCGCGGTAGGAGTAGGGGCAGGAGCAGGGGCAGGAGTCGCTGCGGGAGTTCGCATCGTGTTATATTTAGCCTTGGCATAATTGCGAGCCGCGAGTATTTTATCCTTATTGGTCATCGCGATCATAGCGATACCACCGAGTGTCATCAGAACCGACGCGGTGATGGCCATGATTATAAAATTTTTGTCACTCTTTTTAGCAGTTTTCGTACATTCGGACGCTTTTTGGATCTGGAATGCGAATACAGACGCGATAATACCGAGAACACCCGAAAGCATCACCATAAATCCAGTCGCGTTAGGTGTGACGGAACCAAACTTCAGCATGAGAAACGCGACAGGTACCGCGATGAGACCAGTGAGTGTATGAGAAAGAAACATCTTACGGTTAGCATACTTGGATACACCCTGTATCTCTTTGCAGTCGTTAAAGCGTTTAATACCGACAGAAGCTATCGCCGTATAAATTATACCGAGCACCGAAGTAATTCCGATAAGTTTATAGTCTACTTGAACACCTGACATGTTTATAGTATTGCAAGAATTTATTCTGATGCCCTGATAAAAAAAAATGTTTATGTATTATACAATGAATAAAGGTGTACGTAACACCACGAAGAACATCGGTATAGTTTTGATCGCTCTTCTCGCCTTGATAGTTCTTCAGGGTGTGATGATGACTCCCAAGAAAAAGGCCGAGAAGTATTGCTCGGCGTGTGGTGGACGGTAATTATATTTTAGCTAATTTTGGTTCAGGTGTAAAATCTATGTTTTCTTTTAATTCTTTACGCTGCTTCATCTTCTTGATATCTGCACCCTGACAATCGTGTTTCATCAAATTGATACAGCTCGGACAAAAGCTGCCTTCGCAATAATTACAATCGATGGGGACACCACACTTCTTCCTACAGCGTTGGCACGGCATTACTAATAATAATTCGGATAAAGATTTTAAGCGTTTTTCATGTAGAATGTCCTTCACTTACGCCTTTGTCAAGCCGATCGTCCCCACCGAGTATTCCCGCCTCAAGACAACCCTAAAGAAATCTACAATTGGGTATGGCACGGCTCTCAGTGCGTCATATTTCATCACACAAGGTGCTGACCAAGGCGTTTCAGCAACTCTGGGAGCCGCCGCGTCGTACGCGTATGTGACCCTTCTCTCAGATAGGGTTGACAAGTTTGAAAATTCGGTAATTCAAAAGGAGTTTTTGGCACCTCTCGGTACCGCTGCTTTTGAAGTATCGTGGAATAACGCACCTTTCGCGTTTGACTTTGATTATGGAGCTACTTTCGTGGGGTTCCTCGCTTATAAGTTTGCCCTCTCGACCGTGTTGTACCAAACCGTGAGGGAGATGATGATCGGGGATAGTGAAGCCTTCTACGACACAGATGAAAAAGTATATAACGATCTTAGCGAAGACGACGAAGTTCCCGAGCAATACGCATCACCGCACGAGGAGACGCTTGGTTGATCATCTTCTGGGAATCCGAATTCATATAAGAAACACGTTTATTTATCACATTTTTAACATTAGCCCTGGCACGCGCAACGGCGGCTGGGTTGGGGCTACGTGGCCTGGGTTTGGGTGCGGGAATCTTGGAAGGTTTTTCATTCAGTTCCCGGAGTTTTTTGATGTTGGCATTCGTGGTCACCATATTCTTCATAAAACTGGTCACAATCTTTTTGTCAATCGCAGCCTTCCGGGAAGGGGACACCTTCTTCTTCGCAGCCGCACGCTTCTTCGCAGCCTCGGGGTACAGCTTGGCGAGAGGTACGTTGTTCATGCTGTTCTTCGCCTTCGCCTTGATGGAACCACAGAGCTGCTTGACAGTCTTCTTCTCAGTTTTGATACCATACTTCTTGGCAACCTTCACCACCTCATCCTTTTTGTAGAGACGGCACTTTTTCGCACCGAGCTTGAGATCACCCGCCTTGTCTACAGATACGAGTACTGGAGTCATTGTTTGTAATTGGTCAAGAAAATTTTCAATCTTTATTAAAAGGAAGATGGGTGTCCTACTCTTCTACGTATATCTACTCTCACGCCTTTCAAAGAAACCCAAATGGAAAAAAGTCAATGCCAAGGCTCGATGGATTTAATTCATATCCCCAGTCTGAAGGAACTTGTCAATCTTGTTCGCGATAGACTTCCCAATACCCTTGACCTTCTTGGGACCCTTCGCAAGTTCCTCACCACTCGTCACTTCAAAAGGAAGTTTTTTGATTTCACGGGCCGCGCGAATGTATGCACTCTGTTTGAATTTGTCATCATACGAATCCTCAGCGAGGCAGCAGAGCATTTCAGCAATCTCGTCGTTGGTGGATACACCCTTCTCGAGCTTCTTCACCTTGCCAGTCGAGAGGAACTCGTCGATGACATTGGCGATACTCTTTCCGATACCTGCGACCTTCTTGGGACCCTTCGCAAGTTCTTTGCCACTGGTCACCTTGAATGGGAGTCTGTCAATGATCTGTGCGGCGTTATCATACGCCTTACTCTTTTGCTCGTCCGTTTCGTAGTAAGCGAGCTCATCGAACACATCAGCAAGTTCACTGTTGTAGGAGACGAAAAAGTCACACTCACCGTCGGACTCGTCGGACTCGTCGGACTCGTCGGACTCGTCGGACTCGTCGGAAGACTCCTCTTCAAGAATCTGCCCCTCGTTGGAGGCGACAGATTCAGCATCCTCAAAGTACTCGTCGAGGAAGTGGTCAACCTTGGAGGCGATACCCTTTCCGATACCCTTAATATCGAGGAGGCTCTCACCGTTCTGCACCTCAAAGTCGAGAGTGGTGATGATGTCCGCAGCTGTGTTGTAAGCCCCAGTCTTGAAAAAGTCTGAGGTCATCTCACCAAGTTTCCGGAGGTGATCAGCAATCTCTTTGTTTAGAGCATGCGTCTTGGTTCGTGCAGTCGTCTCATAGAGTGAAGCCTCGTTGAGGACGGTTCCAACCCTCTGAATTGATTCATCGAGAAGCTTCGAGTTGAGTTTCTCGAGAGTGGCGACTCGCTCTTCTTCGGACCTCTTGTAGAGTTCCTTGAGCTGTTCAATCTTGGTGTGAGACTCTTCGTTGAGCTTCTCGAGCTTGAGGATGTAATCGGTGATGGAAGTGGAGTTCATGGTGAAAGTGAATATACAAAACACACTATTCGTTTGTTACTTAGGTTTAAATTCCGCGTCTTTCTGTGATTTTTGTTAAGCGTCTACTTTTCGAAGATCTGGGTTTAGAAGGTCTCTTCGATTTTATGGATGTTCGTTTTGGAGTGGCAACCTTTTTTTTGGTGGGCTTAATCTGTAACCGTTTAACGAGTGATGTCAGAACGTTTGTATTTGTCGCGGTTCCAGTATTACTATTGAGTAGTACTCTTCCAGCTATCGCACGAGAAGTCCTAGCCCGGGGGGAGCTCATACGTATTTGGCGATTGACGGTTTGTGTATTAGGAGAACGCCTGTACAGCATGCCGATGATCATATTTCTCGAGACACTTCCCATGTCAGGGTTTTCTTGTTTAGCGACCTCGTGATACGTATCGTCCGGGGAAAAAAACACAAATTTACCCTGTTCTGGTACAACCTCCCGCACTTTACCATCTGAAGATACCAAGAGTAACGTGCCACGGTCTTCTATGGGTGCGTTTTTACCGTCACGTTTTGGGGTTTCTACGAAATAAATGAATTGGAGAAAGGCTTTTCCTTTCGTGGGTGACCTCGATTCGTTCACGTGAAAACGTTGACGACCGGCGTAATTACTCGCGGCTATGTCAGCTATCTGCCGCAAATATATTCTATACGAGGTGACATCTTTTCGGTGATTATAAGGTAAACTCGTCGCGAATACCCTCGACAATTCTTCAACAAATCCCCGTATATTTCTATACGAATTATTGGTTGACATTATATTTACATTCGCGTTTGTTTTACGAAGTCCTCTGATTCTTGATACGAGTGTATCGATGATGAACTGCTGAGACCGTGGTAATCTTCTTACACCTATCATTTATAATACAATGAGAGTATTTCTGTAACTGCCGGATGTCGAATGACATCACACATTTTTAAAGTTGTATAGTCGACATAATCCAGATCGGCACAGTCAATTTTTTCGAGAATATCTTCGAGCCCGTTCCGTTTATCAAGATCACTTTGTTCAATGTCGCCTGTGACTATTAATTTTGAATTTTCGCCCAAACGCGTAAGTAACATACGCATTTGATTGGGTGTACTGTTCTGCATTTCGTCAGCTATGATGAAAGCGTCGGTGAACGTCCTCCCTCTCATAAATCCAAGTGGTTCGATGAATACACGGGATTCTATCTGATTTTTAGATAAGTGCTTTTCCATGATTTCAGTCATGGGTTTAGCCCACGGTTCCATCTTCCTCTCCATTTCACCAGGTAAATACCCCATGTCCTCATCGGCTGCAACAATCGGCCTCGTAAATATAATTTTAGATATTTCCCGTTTATGTAATTTCATACACGCTTCATGACATGCGAGCATAGTTTTGCCACTTCCGGCTGGACCGGTCGCTATAAGAATCGGTTTCTTAGACTGAACAAGTCTGACGTATGTACATTGTCCGGGTGTAACAGGGAAAATCATATATAAGTATTTAAGGTTTTAATAACGATAATAAAACAAAATGGAATTTCACTTCATTGGAATTAAATCTGGCGGTGCGGCTACCATTATAGATGTACATTCGAAACCTAGATTCATTTGTTTTAAAGAACCTAAAACGGCCCGTGTATATATTAAGTATATATGTAAACACAAAGCTAAATATGGGACGTGGCCTGGTATTGATTTATCGTCACCGATTACAAAGGTTAACATTTTACCAAACCATAAAGAAGGGGACCCGAATATTTACGAAGATTTACTGGAAATTAAACTGAAAACGGTAGACGATTTAGATAATATGTCGTTCGCCACTGGTATTTCTTATTTTTACTGTCATAAGTTTACATATGATAATCTGTTTAGTTTATCTATGAGTGGACAGGAAGTCGACGGACATGTAGACAAAATTTTATACAAGGAGCGTCTCGATTATAGTTTAAAGAATAACTGACATATTACATTAAATGGCACACTTCATTAGAAGTTTCGACTGTAATAATGAACACCATGTATTATGGTTGAGGGATGTCGGTAATGTCACAGTTAAATCTATTTCCGGTGAAAAAATTGACGTGATCGCTACAGTTAACAACAATCCACTACCAGGAAAACCAACTGTAGACATTCCTACGGACTGGGCGTATGTACACTTTCAGTTGTGTATGAAATATGCTAATGCTGTACTAAACAGCGACGCGTTCATTCCTCGAAAGAAATGATCGATATTCTTCCAATGTAAAATCTTGTGGCTCTGAATTCTCATCCATACGCATCAGCAGGATCTTACCATTCACTTCTTCATTATCAAATGGATATGGTAATGTGTTCATGTTAAAGACATCACCATCTTCAGGCTTCATAATCACCACGTCCAATTCTTCCCATTGTCCTATAAATGTTTGCCTACTCCCCAAAATTTTAAATATTTCATTCTTAATTGGATCTATATCAACTTCTATCTCTTCTATATGATCCATGCGTTCATGTATTAAAACTGATATTGTCATTTGTTGTATACAAATAAAATAGTTGTTTTTAATAAATGAACACATATGTCGCTTTGGCCGTAGCTCTACTACTCGCATACGCGCTTCTCAGGCGGTTCGAATTATATTCCCTCTCATCTTCTAGGACTTTGTTCCTCGATAAAAATTGGCGAGAAACACGTAATAAACCTACGCGTGTATCGGACCCATTCAATACATGTTCCCCTGAATCATACAGTGCATGTGCTAAGATTGCATTTCCCAACCTAAGTAGGTATTAAATATCAGTAATTCAAAATGGGAATTCGAGAATACGTCGTTCAAAAATATGCGTCTCTTCTTGAAATTCCAGAAGATCATAAAATATGTATAAATCTCGAGAAGTCTACACATAATTGGGCGGTTAAGAAAACAATTAATATGGGTGATACTCCTGCGAGTGATAACAGGTATCACATGGATAGATACAAACACAAATTTCTCGAGATTCAGAAAAATTTATTATGTTCGAAATCGTTCAGGGAATCTATTAGAAATGGGGAAGTTAAAAGTGAAGATGCGCTGAATATGTCCCTCGTGTCGATGTGGCCAGAAGGGCCATACGCACAAGAGTGTGCGCGTAATGCTAGTAAAAGTGCTCAAAAGGAATATTCTATTGCCAATGAACCGAATTATGTCGGTATCTTCAGGTGTAATAAATGTAGACAGAGTAAAACGACATATTACGAGATGCAGACACGCAGTGCTGACGAACCCATGACCGTGTTCGTCACGTGTCATATATGTAAGACTACCTGGAAATCTTGACAGCGTATTTACTATGTGTGAGATCTGTGTCAAGGTCCCCGACTGAAAAAATATACTTATATCCCGATTTTTTCTTATAATTCCCCTTGTTGTTCGCGGGTGTGAAAACGAGCTTATCGTATGTGATACCGTGTGAAGCCAATTCGTTCTCGGTCCATTTGACATTTTTAGCAAACCCGGGTCTAGCTGTTACAATGATCATCTTATACCCCTGACGTTGTAATAAAGTATACAGTTTATACACAACCTCCTTTCGCCTACCGGTTTTAGAAGATATCAATGTATCATCTATGTCAAACATCGCGGCCTCATTCTTTTTAGCTTTCTTGATATTCATTACAATTACATATATAAAAATTTTACACGTGTCATTCTTAATGGAACGACAAATTGTTGACATAGAATACCAAGACGGGTCGACTGAAATCGCACGTATCATATCGAGCACTGGTGATGACTACATTGTACGCATTTTACATTATGACAGGCGATGCGGTCTTTTTAAATTCAGTGAAGAGACGATCGCAGTTCCCAGGGAATCCATCTCCGGATTTTACGATACCCAGTCACTAGAGGATACAGGTCTGTATATGAAATACGACGATGTGTATTATGAGCAAATAGACGAAAGCGATCCGGATGTGATGTACAATTCGTCTGATGAATCTGAAAGTGATTCGGAAGTCAGTCTTTGTGAAGAAGATCTCGAATAAAATGTCGGTTTATATAAAATGAATTCGCTGTTTCTCGCGCTGGCTTTACTTTTCACGATAATACTTCTCAAAATCATCACGGGTTCGAAGAATAAATCTGGTTGTGGTTGTAACAAAAAGAAAATAACTTAAAAGGTACAAGTTATATACACATAAGATATATAATGGCGCCATATTTACCACCCGTCACACACTATAGCCAATTTGACGTTTCGTCCTATGACGAAAATGACATTTTCAAGTTCGTCGGAAAGGGTGGAAAGAAATTTTATTGGCTTACCAGATATTTAGATTTGTCGTATCTCTGGTATGATAAGAAACGTAAAGTTATCGAACTATGGGGTCCGTATTCGTCCCTCCAAAACTTTCAAGCACATCATATTTTGGAATGCGAACTCGACCTAAGTTGTAAAAAAATAATGTAAATACAAAACAAGATGTTTAAGAAACCTTCGATACGTAAAAAAATCAACCTCGATACAACGCCGTGTAACGATATCACACACGGTGTTGTATATGACATTTTACATCCACCCGAGCGTCCTATAATTGAAAAGGAAAAGCGTTTTTATTACCAGAATTCCGAATTGTACCTTAAACTTCTCAAAAGAAATTATGAGTATTATAATGTCCCGTTTAAAAAACCGCAGGTTTCCGACCCCCCTGAAAAGTGTGTAAGATCTACACAAATTGATAATTATATTGAATATCCTGACAGAGTGGTCATAAAGTTGATTGTACTCAAATCTGGTATTGTTCGAGTGAAGGTGCTCACTTCGATGGTAACTTTATGGGAAAAGTATTACAGTAAATCGAAAACACCTCCCCCTAAATCGGTAATTTCGACATACAAACAGATGGGGTATTCTGAAACATTTATTAATAATATTAAAAAACAATTTGAAAAAAAGAAGGCGATGAAGGTAAAAATTGATGAACTCATAGTACGAATTTTCGAGAAGGCGCCAAAGAAAAAGGTTAGCATTGTTCCGAAAAAAGAACATAAAAAACTCGATGCCCCTGAAGATGAATTTGACGATCCCCCCGAAGACGATAAGAATGAAGATGAAGATGACGACGATGTACGACCGGAAGAAGATGAAGCTATTGTGGAAGATGAAGAAGATGCAGATGAAGAATTTATAGATGATACGGAACCGAATGACATTGATTAACGTGTTTAAAAGGTGTAGTGACTATGTATATAATATGTTTAGTATCAGTAAACCCTTACAAGCGCCTTCATTACCCGTGAATCCCCAATTCCAGAAGAGGCGCCTGAATGAGTTTGTATACGGGGTGAAAAAGAAAAACGTAGAGGAGGCAGTCATCAAGACGAATCAACGTAAGATTTATTATTCCGAGAATGACGGCTCTGTAAATGTCACTACATACGAAAATACACCCGAACTATGGAAGATTATCATGGATAGCCCAATCTCTTATGACGTGGACACGACCATTCCGTTTACGGCATCTGACTTGTCTTCGGGTCTTTTTACGGCTGTCTTGACATATGCCATTATTCGAATGATATTATCACAGACACGCGGTGGTGGTCAAGACCCATTTAACATGAATAAAACTGAACTCGAGGTTGAGAAATATATCACCACGCGATTTGAAGATGTACAAGGTATCGACTCTGCCAAAGACGAACTCACTGAAATTGTCGATTTCTTGAAATCTCCCACGAAGTACATGCTCTCGGGTGCAAAGATTCCGAAGGGTGCACTGCTCACTGGAAAGCCTGGTACGGGAAAGACACTTCTAGCCCGTGCAATTGCGGGTGAGTCCTCGGTACCATTTATTCAATGCAGTGGCTCGGCATTTGTCGAGATGTTTGTTGGAGTTGGTGCGAAACGGGTGCGCGATATATTTGCATATGCCCGAAAAAATCAACCGTGCATTATCTTCATCGATGAAATTGACGCGATCGGTAAGAAACGTTCAGCTGGAAATATGCCAGGTAATGATGAGCGGGAGCAAACCATCAACCAACTACTTACCGAGATGGACGGATTTGACGATACGTCACAAATTGTTGTCATCGCTGCAACAAACCGTGTAGATATTCTCGACGATGCACTCCTACGCCCTGGGAGGTTCGACCGTAAAATTCAGGTAAATCTCCCAGATGTCCACGGACGTGAGAAGATTCTAGAGGTTCACACAAAAAATAAAAATTTATCTGACGATGTATCCCTGCGCGATATCGCGCGTCAAACTACTGGGTTTTCCGGTGCAGATCTCGCAAGTCTAATGAACGAATCGGCCATTCGTTCTGTTAAAGAAGGAAAGGAAATCACACCCGATATTATCGAGAACGCATACCAGCGCGTTGTAGTGGGTGCCCGTGGAAGTCGTAAAATGTCGGATAAGCGCAAAACGCGTGTCGCGTATCACGAAGCTGGACACGCGATCATCGGCGCGCTCATGTCAGATTATGACGAGGTTCGTAAAGTGAGTATCATTCCCCGAGGCGATGCTGGCGGAATCACGTTTTTTCAGCCAGCTACCGACGAACAGGGTATGTTCACGAAGGATTATCTACTGAGTCAGATTAAAGTGGCTCTCGGTGGACACGCGGCTGAGGAACTCGTGTATGGCCGAAACCAGGTATCTACGGGTGCGACCAGTGACCTTTCTCAAGTGTACTCGATCGCTCGTCAAATGATCACGAGTTGTGGATTTAGTGACGTCATCGGCAAGATGAACATTAACGAACAGATGATGTCGAGTCGGACATCTCACGCCGTTGAAGCTGAAATGAGAGTGATCGTCGACGAGTGCTATCACGAGGTTTTCGATCTTTTGAAACTTAATAAAATTAAACTTGAACAATTGAAAGATATCTTGATTGCTGAAGAAATTGTTGATGGTGTACTCGTGTACGAACTGGTAGGGTCTTGTGACATTCCACTTTCAAAATAAATTATTGTATGATGATAAGATGTCGAGTAGGGTCAGGTCACCTGCTGATCCCGAAAATGTACCATCATCTAAGCGTATGAAAATTCCGTTACTAACAGCCGCAGTCGCAGCTCAGCGTGCGATGACTAAACCTGCCACAAAAAGGGTCGGAACAGCCCAGAATAGATCATTCAGTAACAACTCAGCGATGAATAACTCTCGTAATTCTTATAATAACGCAACTTCAAATAAAAAAGCGAATTCCGCAGTCATCACCTCTATTCGGAACAAATCCGACCCCGTTGCAAACATGAATACCAGTGCAAGAGCGGTCCCTGTCACGAAAGTCGCGTCCGTTAAAAAAACTACACCCCCACGCTCAATCCAGAAACGCGTACTAGGCGTTACACCTGGTCGACGTGGGACGAAAAAGCTTGAAAATGTGAATAATAGAGCGTTTTTGGCTGCACGGGCCGCTGCTAATGACAAGTCTACTAAAGCTAAAACTGTTAGACGTTCGACGCGTGCTAAATCCGTCAAGATGTCAGCACCCAAAACGACGGTACGTGCTAAATCCGTCAAGATGTCCGCACCCAAAACGACAGTACGTGCTAAATCCGTCAAGATGTCCGCACCCAAAACGACGGTACGTGCTAAATCCGCGAAAACTGTCGCGCGTGTGAATAACGGTCCTAAAAATAGCGACCCAAAAGTGGAAGCAGATGCCGAACGTATTAGTAAAATGTTTCCAGAAATAAAAAATTTACCAGTGACTAAAAGTGCCTACACCCCTAAGTTGGTTAAAATAATAAAAGCTACAACACTGCCCTCGAGTCACGCGGATCTTAAAGATTTTTTGATTTACATGTATATTCAGAAATCGACAGATGATAGAACTAAAGCGTTATTTGGTGGAAAAACGGTAAAGCAAGCGGTCAGACTGATATTTAAACACTATAAGTTATTCCAGAAACGATCACGTGGGAGTAATTTAAATTTAACTATACAGTTAGACGCGACTAAAATCACCGAACTTGCGTATTTAATGTATTTGGATATGAGTCATGACGGCATTATCGATATGTCATTTGATATGTTTATTGAAAGTGACATTATTAAAACATTTTTTGGAAGTGAATACACTAAAATTAATAAAAATATAAATACAAAGTTATATAAAAATCTTTTAAATTTACCGAATAAAGGTTATGAATCTGTTATTAAGGGAAAATATGAAACACTATTTAATATGGGTGAAGTTGTAGAATTGAGTAATAGACAGATAACCTCTGATATGTTTAAAAGTGGTACGGACACTTGCTTACTATTTGATCAAGAAGATGAAGCGAGTACAATATCAAACGCACAAAGGCGCGTGTCGTACCCATATTCATACGTTTTGGATAAAATTTCCAGAATAGCAGAAACTGCTAGAACTAGTGAAACAAAACCATTTTATAATACTGTGTCGATTGCGAACTTAGTGGACCCCGGACATGACATGCAAATGGATAGTGCTAAGAAAGATTCCCAATATGTTATGAAGGAAACCCCTACTACGACACTTTCATGGAATTACAGTAAACCAGTGTTCAAAATCGGCAATACCACTTTGGAATATCGCCTAGATGACTCGACACTTAAGTACGTAATAGATATAACTAATAGTAAGGGTAAAGTGACGGTACCCGGTGGTATAACGGCACCTGCGGCCAGAAAAGCTACTGCGACTATCAATGACAAAATTTCTAAATTTTTGGGTGATTTCATGCAAATATTAACTACTGTCGCATTAAACAAAAATAATACTAAACCGGGGTACATATACGTATTAGGAACAGGTGACGCCATGTGTGGAGCTATGTATTCTTATATTTGTGACATTACAAAAACTAAAAATAGGTTATGGTTTGTAAAATCAATAGAACAAAGGTCTAAATTATACGGAATGAAACACGTTTTGGACTTAAGTCAATTGGCTAATAACAACAATAAACTGCCTATCAAGTCGCGTACGACCGGCTTTTGGTAAAGTGATTAAAGAGTAAAAAGTATATTTAAATATGTCGTACATCGCATGGGATACAGAAACGACGGGTCTCCCCATGACTCGTCAATCTGCGACTGCAGACAATACACATGTATTTGACAAATGTCGAATGGTCTCGATCGCTTTTGTCAAATATGACGCTTCTGGTAAAGAACTAGATGCGCAATATATGTTAGTGAAACCCGATACGTTCAAAGTGGAAGCGACGCATATTCATGGTATCACACATGAACAAGCCGTTGAGAACGGTGCACCGTTCCAAGAAGTGTACGACACGTTCGTAAAGTTCATAGGTGGTTGCAAGACACTTGTCGCGCACAACTCTGCTTTTGACGAGAACGTGTTATTCTCCGAATGCTACCGCCGCGGTGTGAGCCTTGACCCATTTAAAGATATTACTTTCGCATGTACTCATAAGTTGGTTCATCAATGGTATCTCAAGCCTAAAAAACTTGTCATTATATATAACGAATTGACAGGTAAAACACTCGACGATGCACACAACGCACTCGCAGATTCACGTGCGTGTGGTGTAATTTACCCATTTCTCAGGGATAAGAAACGTGTTCATAATCGTATCGGGATAGATCGCGTCGTGTTAAAAGCGTCAGATGTTGCGAGTATGATTGATAAGAATAGGTATAAACCACCTGAAGAGGTGATCATGAATCTGTGGTGTAAATATGTACCCGAAACGTTCAAGGGGCAGACAAAAGATCAGATTGCGGGTGCGGCTATAAGTAATTGTTCGATCGCGACTCAATTACTCGAAGACGCTGTAAAGTTTAAGTCGACTGACAGTACATCTCTCGAGCAAAAATACAGAGCCGTCACGAATCAGTTATCGGTACAGAGTGAACTCGCACACGAAGAGATGGAAGCGGCGAAGGATCATATTCGTAAGACGTTGTACACAAACCATGGTATTCGTCACGAAGATGCGACTGCCGAAATGGATCCCACGCTTAAGACAGATGAGACGTTTTATACATACCCCGTATGTAAGATTCGGGGAACGGAATATGTAATCGTTGGAAGAATAGACAGAATTTCCGAAGACTCTTCTACGATTATCGAGATTAAAAACCGTGCGAATCGTCTATTCAAAACAGTCCGAGACTACGAGAATATCCAATGTCAAACGTATATGGAGATGTTAAACCTCGACACATGTAAACTCATTGAAAAATATAATGATAAAACGTGTACACATTTACTTTCGAGGGATAAGGTGAAGTGGGACGCTGATATTCTTCCTAAGTTGAAGAATTTCTGTAGTTATTTTCACGAACTTGTTTCAAACTAAATATAAAAATGTACTATTCTATCGTTCACGTATGCGTCGGTGACCACATTCTTGACCGGAATGTGTTCTTCGACTCCAAAGAAGCGATATCTTACGCGCGTAAACAAGTCCGTGAGAAGGTTTGGCGTGTAGACGATTGTGTGTATTTTGGAGACGTGAATGTGAATGTTTACAAGGTTGATATGAGAGATACTTCTGATTCAAAATATTAAAGATGTGCGTTGTAATGAAATATATAATGGCTACACCATCTAAGCGCGTTATTTTAGGTCTCGTCGGTAGTGAGTGTTCGACCACGTTTCTGATGCAATGGAGTGAAACTATCCTTGAACTGAATAAACAAGGATATTCTATCGGAGTTTCAACTGGAGTTTCTAAGAATCTGTTGAATGCTCGTATTGCGTCACTAGGTTGTGGAACTTTGTTTGGTAAAGAACAGAAACCTTTCAATGGTAATTCTGATTATGATGTATTTATTTCTATCGATATGGATATGATTTTTACACCCAAGCAGGTCATAGAACTTATTGAAGATACGGATAAATACCCTATCATCGCTGGAGTACATAGAATGGGTAGTACTAAGACTATGTCATTCAGGGTGGCCGATGACCAAGATTTTTTTAAGAAGAATGGTGGATATGAATTCATTGATGCTGAATCTGTAAACCCCAACATGAAACATATTCCTGTTAAGCACACAGAATTGGGAATTTTCGCGTGTAAGCGTGAGATTTTTGAAAAACTTGAATACCCATATTTCAGACATCAAACGATTGAAATTCCAGGTGAAGATGATAAAACGTTGTTGCATGTACCAACCGAAACGGAGGCGTTTTGTATGAACGCAAACGCCGCTGGTATTGCTATTCACGTGAATACCGATGTACGCGTTGGTCGCGAAATTAAAACTATCTTATGAATAGTATGATTCCGAGAATTGCTATAAATACTGTATTATTTACAGGGACACTCGCAGTGGCATGTGTCGTTGATTTTGTTAGAACAATGCAGACATATAAAAAGAAGATGCAATGAATACATATATGTACGCACACGCATTCTACCGGACTATCGTTTCTAATGGCTCTCAATATTTTTTGAATGTATGTGATTGGGTAAAAACAGCTGTTTGGGACGCCCCGTATAGGGTTTACCTGGATGTAGAACTCGAAAAGGTTGCTATTGAACGTGAACTCAGCCTAAGTGAAATGAGTGATGATTCAAAAACAACATGAAAGAGTATATTATTCCCCTCGTGACTGACGAGCTGCGTATTGCCTTTTGTCAATCTACCGCACCTCTTTGCCCTGACGTTCAGCGTCTCATTTGGGAGGAAGTTATTCATTGTACACAACCTATTGAAGCCCCTGGGGCGCCAAAGAAATGCAAAATATCTTACAAGCGGTTACCTCATTCTTTACCCCGAAAACTGTTCGACTGATTAAAGCTGTAAATGATTGTGGAGAAGAACGTTACATCGAAATATCCAGACCCACATACGATAGACGTGAATATATTGAAATCCTCCTTACGAAATGCAAACGTTTGATGACTTTCGTAACGAAGACTAATCACGAATCGCGTGTTTTGCTAAATGTTATCGAATTATATGAAAATGTGCGTCAGAAATTATATACGAATGATGATATAAGTTATTTGTACGAGGAGTTTGAATTAATTGAAAGTAAACTCAAGAAATCTTCTAAATCTTTTATTAACCTAAGTGACTTGAAATAATTCACTTTTCCAAGATGGATCTTTTTCACAAGCTTATTGACCTCATTGACCGGAACGCGGAGAAGATCCCCGAGGGGGACTATCTAGAGTTATGTGACACAATTCAAGAATTACGAGAACAAGTAAAACCACCTTCATTTCTCCTTGATCAAAATCAGCCACTTTGGTTGGGTCGTGAAGCTCCGGTCTACGAACCCACTGTACCAGTGACTGCCGGTCAACCACCCGAATGGATTGAGGATTCATTACCATCCGATCCCGATACGGCTACTCAGCGAGCACGGGAACAACTTCATCAACGGTGGAGAGAACTTGATGAAGAGGTTATGTACCCGGGCCTAACTGCGTTTTTACAAGAATTGCATGATGATTGGGTTGCAACGGAACATGATGGATCAGGTGAACCAGAGGGTTTTTCTTCTCCGTCGAGAGATAGTACATCGGTTGTTGAAGTCGGCCTAAGTGAATAGAAATATTTGTAATTTTTAAGAAACAATGGAAGAACTTATGAGTCTCATCGATAAAAACTCCCATAAAATACCCGAAGGTGATTATATCCGAATGTGTCGATTACTGAAAGAAATGTATAAAACCAAGGATCGAATACTTGTCACACCTGATGTGGTTGGTGAAGATTTCATCATAACATCAGATGCATTCAATAAATGTTATACATGGATCAGAAGTACGGAAGCTCTCCGAGACGCCTTCGAAGAACATGAAGCAGACCCAACACATAAAGTAAAATTGGCCATATATAAACAGGTAAGAGAAGCATCTAACCTTTATTGGAGAGAACTTAACCAAACGAGTGGATACGAGGAACTTATGTGGTTTGTACACAGAGGAACACTCGCACGGCGTGATTTCAGGTATTATGGTGGGGTGGTGCGGAGGGGTCAGGTCTAGCGAGTGAACGTACTTCGACACGCGCTGAGGGATCTATCAACCCGGGTGCATGTAGATGTTTTAGTCTCGCGAGTTCTTGTAGTTCAATGTGAATTTGTTTAAGTTCATTACAGATTTTGATATATGCCCACTCCCTTTTTGTCGGGAACATTTCATCGTCCATTATCTCCATGATCTTTCGTACATGTTCCATGCCTAAGTCAAGTTTAGAAATTTTATTCTCGATAAAAATAACAGTAAAATAATATGAACAACAGACCAGTGCCAGTAAAACTTTTACCAGCGGGTTCAAATCGTACCCAGCTCCTGCGAGATATCAGTGAGAACACTGTCAGGTTTGATAAGAGTGATTACATAGAAAGACGGGCGGAACAGATGGCGGAGGAAGGTCAGATGGGACACAGTACGATTACCCTTCTCGCTATTGAGAACGCCTCCGAAGTTGCCAAGACTTATCTTCATGCTACAGGTATGTTCGAGAAAATCATGAAAGATATCATCGGAACCCGTGAAAATATGACTTATCAAGTCAGTTCCAGTAAGAACAACCTCAATATACAGAGAAAGTCTGGGGCCCAAGAGAACTTCGTCTTAGTTGATCAAAAGTTTGGTAATGGAACGGGGCACTACGGTCTCATTCACTTAAAGCATAAAAACGGTCAGGTGAATGTATACGATTCTATGTATGATTCGGGTTTTTCTAATTTTGAAATTGTCGCGGCAAGATGGGCACCACAGGCTCGCGCTTGGAATTTCCCTAAAGTAAGGTCTATCCTTGGATGTAAAGCAAAAGTCACAGACGGTTTTTTGGGGAAGACCAGGAAGTTACAGGTACAACCTACGGGTGGTTTCGTGGCAACAAACTATAGAAACTTTTTGAACGAAAATGAGAATGGTTATGGAATACGGATTAAAAGGGAATATGGCGAAACAGTCGCAAGGGGGGCATACAGGCTTTCACAATTCGACGAAATGTCCCAGCACCATTTCTGTTATATGGAATCTATTTACGCTATGATGTTAGCGGTTGGTCTGACGAATAATCCCGGACCCAATGATCCTCGTAAACGTCTTGCTTTCATTAAGAAGTTTATTTGGGGTATGATTCATAAGTACACACCTAAAACTAAACGCAGGACCGCGAAATGGAAGTATTTTTCAAAAACCTTCCCGTATATCTTGACCACTCAATCAAAGACTGGAAAGTCTCTTAGATTATGGAAAGGGGTTGCCCAGCTTCCTGATAATGACGGGGAGTTCAACACTAAGCTAGTGAGTATGAGTTGGAAAGGGTATGATAAAATTGATCCATCATGGTCTCTCGAAGATGTTCTTGCGTGGGTACACACTGGTAGATCATCACGAGGTAACCGTAACGCCAATTCTAACTCGAACTCGAACAATAACAATAACAGAATTACAAAACGTCCCAGAATCAATAACAATGGGGTAAATGCTAAGCGTGTAAAAACTACGCCTAAGTAGAATCAAAACCTTGTAATTTTCATGTAAACAATCAACATGGAAGACCTCCAAAGCCTTATGACCTGCCTTGACGACATCTCCAGTAAGATCCCTGATGGCCTCTATCTGGAGATGGCCGATAAAATGAAACGCGTTCATGACCATATGAAAGGTAACAAACCGTTCCATGAAGACACGTTCTACTACAGTGACAGTGATTCTGATCTTGAAAGTGATGATGACTCGGACAGCGACTCCGATTACAACGAGCGAGCACGCCGAGGGGTCGCGATTGAACTCATCAGAAACCAGCTTCTGGATAATGTGAAGAGTATGCACCACACATGGGCAGAGGTTCAGAAGTGGGAAAAGGAGGTGAAGAAAGAGCAAGCACGAGCTCGACCACTTATCACACGTATGACCATGGCGCGGAAGAAGCGGGCTATTCAGAGATGGTGTGAAAAGAACGTCCGTTGGGCTACTGGTGGTGAGGCTGGGGAACTCGTTGGATGTGGTCCCATCGTCACTGGGGATAACTTCTGGACTTGGAAAAACCTGGTGGAAAACGGTCTTCGAGTAATCGTGATGGAAATTGGAACCGAGGAGGAGAAGGTATCGGATTTCGTCTACTACGATGAACTTTCTCTTACAACGATCCAAAAACTTCCTGCGTTTGAGAAGAAGATTTATGACGACTTCAAGGGCGAATGCAACTATTTGCGTAGTATAGACGACACCTTCATCGAAAATGCGAATGCGAATGTTCGCAAACATAAAGAATTGATGCAAAAGTGGGAGATGGCGGCAAGGGAACAGGAAAACAAGTTGAGGGAACTTGATGCTCCTGTATATGCCCGCGATAACTGGATCGCGGAAACCCATGATTTTTGGGCGAATGATGAGGGGCGAATGGTGGACAACGGGTGGGAGGCGCGGGTCGAACGACGCCGTTAAATAAATAGCACCTAAGTTTGTAAGAATATCTGTATTTTTCATCTAAAATATGGGATCTTCCCGAAGCCACCCACTCCCTCCCGGAATTTTCGTTGAAATGCCTCCTACCAAAGAAGAACTCATTGAAGAAATCAAGAGACTTCGGCAGCGTGTCAAAGAACTCGAGTCCCAAAAGGTCACACGCGTCGATTATGAAGAAGTTGTACTGGATCCACCTGACGATGACGATGATGATATCATGAACGACCCCGATGTTCGCGAGATGGTTGAAAACGGTGAACACATTTGTCACATGTTTGACGCATATTGTCAAGCGTGTGAAGATGACGAGGACGACGAGGGGACTGTGATTGACCGCGTCGACAAGTTACGCGCACACTTTTGTTAATCATATGTGAGCAAATCAATTTCACGTTCGTATGTATGTGACAATAACATAGTTTTTAGGTCCCGTGTGAATGTACTGTATAATTTTGGTATATCTCCCCATAGACGCTCAGAATTCACGAAAGCGTCTACGGCTCCATCTTTCAACAGTGGTTCTAGTAATATCCAATTCGGTTCATTGTACTTAATTTTTGTGCAACCCCTGGCAAACCGTCGAGAATAAATATACCATGCCACGATACTTTTATAAATGTGTTTCGGATATTTACCTTTTTCTAGACAAGAACGCAGTGATGGGACCACAAATGTATGAAACTTTGTGAAACCGTCCATGCATATTCTATCAAGCTCATCATTGTTTGTTGTATTAGAAAATCTTTCTTCGACTTCGTCTATGTAATCGTATATGTTAAATGGGAGATCTATGTCGATTGAAGGGGCGATCTCTTCTCGCTGAAGGTTATTAAAATGTTCCCTATGCTTACTATTATTCATTACCTGGTCAAACGAATGTAAACCCGATAGAACACCTATATACGCCAGTGATGTATGCCCCCCATTTAAAATGCGTATTTTAGTCTCTTCGTAGGGTTCGATATTATCCGTGATAATGACACCGACCTTTGTCAAGTCGGGGAAGTCTGATGCAAACTTATCTTCGATGACCCATTGTGTATAATCTTCAGTTTGTACGGCAGTAGACCCATATCCCTTAAAACGATTTTCGACTTCCCAATAAATTGAATCGGTTCTTCTAGGAGTTATGCGATCGACCATACACGATGGAAACTTTACATTATCTTTGACCCAGCTTGCGAGTTCGTGTTGGTTTGTGTGATATAGATATGCTAGGAATTGTGTTTCGAGGACGATACCATTTTGTCGAATATTGTCACAGCACATGACAGTCACGGGCGTTTTCCGGTTTCTGAGTCCACATGCGAGATATTCGTACAGGGGTGATCCAGGAGCGTACCCACTTTCTGTTACGGTTATCGTTATTAGATGTACACTTGGTAAAGTCAGCATGTGTTTAGCTATAGTCCTATTTTTGGTCCAATCGATATAGTCGAGATGTGCTCTTACTCGTTTATACGTAGTTGGCGTTCTAACTATATAGTCATCAATTTCTCGAAACCCCTCATTCCGGAGATTTACGGCTACTATACCCCACCTGAGGTCTCTTGTCTTGTTCATGTATTCGTCTATGTATACAGCCTGGTGTGCTTTATGAAAATTACCGTAGCCTATATGGATTATACCAGTTTGGCATTCCGACCTATCGTACATATGTGTATCATGATAAAATATATCCAAGTAATAAAATGAATACGGTGTTTACATACGGGAGATTTAACCCCCCTCATAAAGGTCACAAAATGATGATAGAACGTATTGTCAAACTCGCGAAGAAGTTAAATAAAAAACCAGTTGTCGTCGTGTCTCACTCCACGGGAACTGAAAAAAATCCCATGAATGTTAATGAAAAAATAAAAATACTGAAAGGTTGGTTTCCTGCAGTTAATTTTATGTCTTCTTCTAAAAATAAAAGTATTGCCAAAATAACAGAAACTTTTACAAAAACGTCTGTTATGGTAGTAGGTGAAGATAGAGGTAAGTCATTCGGGTTTCTACCGTTTGATAAGGTCACGTTGTCTAGAACAAATAATGCACCCTCGGCGACTAAAGCCAGACTATCAGCAGTGCGTGGTAATTCTAAAACGTTTAAAAACCTTACCGGTTATAACCTTACCCAGAATCTAATAAATAAGATAAAAAGAGGTAAAAGTAAATAGCACCTAAGTGTACCCAGATACAGGGCGAAACCATGCATAATGGAAAATCTCCGCGACTTGATGCAATGTGTGGACGACATTTCCAAGGTAATTCCTGAAGGCACTTACTTGGAAATGTGTGATAAAATTAAAAAATTACATGACACCATGCCCCGTAATGATGATCCACCTGTTTTGGATACTAGGAGTTTGGTACCACGTGTACCGTTTCAGCCCGTTGTACCTGAATATGTAGATCTCACTGATGGGTACGAACCCGCTATATATGATGAGTATACGAGTAATCGTATTGAACTACAACAACATATCGAAGAACAAAAAACTGTCAGGGTAGAACTTTCAAAGCTCCGGGTACGCAGAAACATCACGCGTGTCGTCAGGGAGAGGGCCGTCCGTGAGAAAGCTCGAATTGAAGGGGTGACTCTCACGACCGCGACGTTCGAAGAATTATGCTCCAAAATTCCTTTATTGGTGTTTGTAAACGAAAGAGACTTTTATAAAAGCTACGTCGAATATGAAAATGAACGAATGGCGTATACGCGTGAGCAATATTTACAAATTGATCAGGAACTCCAGGAAGTAATAACGAGCATCGAACGCCGGCAACATTTTTTACGCACTCGTTATAATTTATAGGTTTGTGTGCACCACCATTGATTACCCCCAGTATACTCGAACATTATATGGATTGTCATACCCGCTATTAGGGCGACGACAGGGGTGGTAATTTTTTTAGATAAACCCGTTATGGCATAAAATAACGCTACGTTCATTATACCTATTATAATTGCTTCTGTCAAAATATCTTTTATAGGTCGGTATTTCATTGATATATTCGCAGAAAAAAAATATTGTTATACTACAAAATGAAAAACCGCATGGAAATCCTGAAGTATGTTGTACTCGGGGCTGTCATCGCTTTCACCCTCCTTTTTATTACCGGTCAGCTTAAGATGACCGAGAAGTATGAATCTGGTGACGAGATACAGGCGGAGATTGATAAACTGCTCGAAGAACTCGACGAAGATTCTGACGCTGATGACTCGGACGCTGACGATTCTGACGATGAATCCGACGACGAGTCTGGTGACGAGGGTGATATGATGATCGCCCCTAGCCCCATGTAATATGCTATAACTTGTGATTAATTAAAATAACTCTATATAAATATGGATAACCCACCTCCGGTAAACGCGGTGGTGGTTAAAAAACCACCTTATTTATATATAGGTGCAGTCATAATAATCGTATTCGGTGTAGGTATTGCCATGTTTATGATGAATAAAAAGCCGACGAAGAAAGTGGAAGTCGTCGAAAAAACTATCCAAGACCCTGTTAAAAAGGTACCGGAGAAGCCCGCGGTTGTTGAAGAGGTGAAAAAAGCGGATACTCAGATGAAGAAGCCCGCGATTGTTGAAGGGGCGAAAAAAGTGGGTACTCAGATGAAGAAGCCCACGGTTGTTGAAGGGACGAAAAAAGTGGGTACTCAGATGAAGAAGCCCACGGTTGTTAAAGGGACGAAAAAAGTGGGTACTCTGATGAAGAAGCCCGTGGTTGTTGAAGGGATGAAGAAAATTGCGAATAAAGTTAAGAAAGCTAAAGCGCAGGGGAAAATAAGTTCGGAACAAGCAAAGAAATCTATTAAGCGTGTGCGCGCTAGGGTGAAAATGATCAATAGGGCGCGGAAGATAAGGAAACGCATGAGGAGATCTAGGAGATCTAGGAGACTAGGGAGACCAGGGAGACCGGGGAGACCAGGGAGACCAGGGAGACCCAGGAGACCAGGGAGACCCAAGAGACCCCGGAGACCCCGGAGACCCCGGAGACCCAGGAGACCCCGGGGATCTAGGAGACCAGGGAGACCAGGGAGACCAGGGAGACCAGGGAGACCAGGGAGGCCAGGGAGACCAGGGAGACCCAAGAGACCCCGGAGATTCGGGAGACCCCGGAGACCCCGGAGACCCCGGAGACCCCGGAAGTTTAGGGGCTCGAAGCGGGCTCGGGTAAGGAGGACTGCAAAGAGAATTGGGCGTGCTAGGTCCAAGGGGGAGATGAGCCCAGCACAGGCCAGGGCTTCTGTAAAACGTTTATCGACGGGGCTAACGAAAATGAAGTCGAAGCCGAAGCCGAAGCCGAAGCGGAAGTCGAAGTCGAAGTCGAAGCGGGAGTCGAAGTCGAGCGGGGGGCCCTCGGTATTCGGCACCCTTGTAAAGGGTTATTTCGATTATCATAATGTAGCAGACCCGTCTTTAAAAGCGTCTAGGTCTGATAAACGTTTGAAGGATAATATAAAGAAGATTGGTGTTGAGAGTGGCTTCAACGTCTATTCTTGGACGTGGAATAACATCGCCACGTCTAAATATGGTTTGCGCGGTGATGATGTTGGTGTCATAGCACAAGAACTTCCACAAGACGCTGTAGCAATTGATCAACACGGGTACTTCCATATCAAATCGGGTACGAAGATTAGTGCTATGGTAAATGATATAAAATTAAAGTACAAACTCCCGTAATGTGGCAGTAGAACAGGGCGTGTATGCGTTAAATAACATAAAGGTCGTGCACGTACGTTATGTAATGGAATCTGAAGTAGCTGCACGGCTTGACTTGGGTATCAAAAAGTATGGGCATGGTGTGAGAGTAGATGATGATACACGCTCGTGGGGTACACGGGTAAATTCGTGGTTGGATATGGCGCGTGAAGAGTTTCTAGACGCTGTCGTGTATGTAGTGGCAGACTATATTCGTGTAGGGCGTTCATCTCGGCGTGGTGTGAGTGAAATGGAGGCGGGATACACCAGCGACGCATCGGGTGACGACAACGGTCTGATCATGTTCATCGCGAGTTCGTTTCATCTCATGGAGGCGTGCAGGCACAAGGTGCTATTATGGA